CAGCGGTTCCGTTGCCGGCTGCGTTGTGATTTTATATTGTCCGGTATTGAAATTCATGCGCGTATTTTGGTCGGCAACCGGGAGCGGGAGGGGATAGCGAAATTCCCGCCCCGATTGCCTGTTCTTTATGCTTGTACCAGCAATTTAATAGCGCCAGTGTTGACTAATTTGCCATCAGTGCGCAACCAACCCAAAAAGCCGTCCATCAACTGATCAGCGAAGCGCTCTTTCAGTCGGATGATATTGAAGCCTTTCACGTTTCGGATGTAGTATTTCGACCAGTCGCCAAATGCAATGGTTTTTTGACCTGTTGCGATGGTTGGGAAATCCTGGTTTACGACATATTCATAACCCAGGATGCGCCCCGGAATGCCGTCCTGAAAACTTGGTTGCCAGATTGGCGCCACGCTGGTCGTCTGGTCCAATTTCAAGATATAGGCAAGGGTTGCATCATTGAGCATGAATTTAGCACCTGGCCGGTAAGCTGGGTCAACACTATGCACCAGGTCAATGATTTCTGATTTTGTGATCGCCGTTGCGCTGGCTGCTGTTTTTCCGGTAGATGCGCCGCCGGAAGCCGCAAGGATACCCGTAGGCTCTCCGCTGCCATCGCCGCGCGTGTAGGAGTAGTTAAGGGCGCGACCTGCACGGGCGCCGAAAAGTTCAGCCAAGCGCGATGCAACGAAATTCACATCTTCATCCTGGATTAATTCCCAAGTGAGTGTAACCATGTCAGCCCACATATGATCAGTAAGCGTAACCTCTCCGAAAGTGAAGGCGTTTGCCGTCAGTCCGCTGCTGCGTTCTTTCCCCTGCCATCCACCTGTGGAAACCGTGTCGTCAACCGTTGGGAGGCGAAGCGTTCCGCCGCGTGTGCTGTTGTGGACGTATGACGCCTGGAGCATGCCGCCGTATGCCTTCAGGTATACTTCCAACATCTGGAGAAACTCCTGTGGAACCGTGTATTGGCCCTGTGCGTCGGTGGCTGTCGAGTTTTGGGCACGGGTTGGTGAATTTGCCCGCTTCAGCGCCTCCGAATGCGTCATGCGCGGCGCATCTTCAGAAAACAGCCGTTCAAAATACCGCTGCATTTCAGTTTGCGCTCTGTTTTCGTCCCGGCCAAAGGTGAATTCGCCTTCGCGGGTGTTCAATTCGGCGTCAATTTCAGCCTGAACACGAAGTTTTTGGATTTCCGATTGATAAGACTGCTCATCTTGATAAGCCTTGTCCCATTGCTCGTTTTCGTCAGGCGTCATGGCGCGTTTTTCCTTTGCCGCCCGGTTCGTTAATTCGGTCATGGTTGCAAAGCACTCACCCCGAAGTTCCTGCAATTTTTTTTCGTCACGCATTGCGTTTCAAATTTTGATTTGTGATTGAATGAGCAGGTGGGGCATTAGCGCAACCCGCCAATTATTTTCAGGCTTTGCGGCCTCTTTTTCGTTTTCTTCTTCCGATTCTTCTTCCTCTGTCGGATCGGGCATTGCAACCCGTGTAGCGGCTACCAGCAACTGCCGGAAGCTCATTTTTTCGGGTTCTTCGACTGCCTGAACCGCCTGGTAATTGTCAATTTCAGCAACCAAACCAAGTTCAACCGCTTCCTTTGCGGTCATCCAGTGGTCTTCATAGTCATAAAAGCGTTCGCGCACTTCCGTTTCTTCCATACCCGTGACGGCTGAAAATGTCGCTATTGCTGTGTCGTCAAACTTGTCAAGCATGTCGGCACATTGGCGCATTCGCTTTGCCGTACCCCACTCGAATGACGACGTCGCATGCGTCATCAGCTTGGAGTTGATCCCGACGTGGCGTTTATGGCCACTGATCCAAATATCGAATGCCATTGATGCTGCCATCCCATCCACATAGGTGTGAATTTCGCTTTTGCTGTTCCGGATCGCCGTGATGATCGGATCGCCGTGCATGACGGAACCACCCGGCGAATTGATGCGGATATTGATGCGGGAATTGCTTTTTTCCAGATCACGGATTGCCTTCACTACCTCAATATCTGTGAGGTTGGTTTCGGCTTCTGTATCCCACCAATCCTCTTGACCGATATACCCGTAAATCAGGATTTCAGGCGTGTTGTCTGCGTCCGTTCCTGTGATTACCCGGAAATAACTACCCGTTTGCCCCTGCGGGCGTATCTTCTTCGTTACCATCGGTTGTATTTTGTGCCGGTGTCGGCGGTTGAATTTCTTCTGGTTCTTTAGTTGGGTCAACCATATTCAGCGGGATGTAATAAGCCTTGCCGCTACCGTCTTCAATCGGCGGCATTCCCTGTGTGCGGCGTACTTCATCCCGGTTTGCAACACCCCACTTCATCAGGGAATCAATCAATTTCGACTGGCTTTCTACGTCAGCGCCCAGGATTTCGGAGAAGTCGAACCGGATTTCGTGATTGATCTTTTCATTTTCAGGAAGCAGCTTCCAAGCGAGTTCAGCGGCGATATTGAAACACAAAGGCTTCAGCGTGTACGTCACGAAAAGCTTGGATAATTCTTCGATGTTGTTGAATGTTGCTCGGTCCAGGTCTTCCAACAGGAACTGAGGCACGCCGGTAATACGGGCGATGTCAGAAACAAGGCTTTTTTTAGTTTCGGTGTAGCCGGCCTCCATTGGCGTTGCACCAATGCGGGTATATTTTGCGCCCTGTTCTAAGATCGCGGTTTTGCCTGCATTCTTTGGCCCACTGTGCGCTGCTGACCAACTTGATCCCATGCGCTTATAGGAAGCGTCATCCAGTTTTTGCGGAACTTCGATTGTGCCGGATGGAAAAGCGCCGTTAGAATAGAACGATTCAATAAAACCCTGATTTGCCAGCGCCGTCCCTAAGATGCCTTCAAAAGTGTCTACTACTCCAATACCCCGAATCCCATCCCAAGACAGCCCAGATATGTGAATGATCCGATCCGCTGCGTAAGTGATTGTTTCCTGCTTCCCGCCCTCTAAGTCTGTCCTGTATTCATACACCGGCTTCCGTTTCTTTGTGATTTTGACCGTCATTTGCATCGGGTTCAAAATCTGCATCGAGGTAGCCAATCCCTGGTTCCTTGCCGATCGGTCAATAAGCGCGTAAAAGTTGCCGAACGTGAGCAGGTGCAAAACCGCGGTCTGAAAGAAGTTATACCGCGTGATATTTTCGGAAGGCCGCAGGTTAAGCAGGCGCGTAATGGCATGTTCCCGGCGCTTCTTTACACTGTCGTCACTGTTTATTTTGAAAACGGAAATCGGGAGCGAGGCTATAACCCCGGATAGGATGGTGATTGCCCGGAAAAAGGAAGTGACCGCCAAAGATGTTTGTTCATCTACCGGAAATTGGCTGTTTCCTGATCCCAAAGCGCCCAAAGTTTCAGAACTGAGCGGATTTGCCGGGTTTTCCAATGGGTTTCCCTTTTCCGCATTTGCTGCTGAACTGGAGAAAATACCCATAAATCTTTGGAAAATATTGGCCATCCCTTGCGCTTTGATGGCAAAAGTAGGCGGGTAGGGGTGTTATCTTGGTTCACAATCGTTCAAAGGAAAGGCTATTTGGTTCTGAATTACGGGTTTTGGCACATCGAAAAGCGGCATTGCTATTTCCTTTTCAAACCGGGCGTTCCCATCCCGGATGTAATCATCATCAATCTCGCAACCCCAAAAATCGAAGCCTAATTTGTAGGCGGCGATTCGGGAAGATTGACTGCCCAAATGCGTGTCAAGGATTTTGTCGCCGGGTTTGGCGTAGTTGCGGAGGAGCCATTCGTATAGGGCTACTGGCTTTTGGGTGGGGTGTTGCCTGTTTAAATCTGTTGAACTACCCCTGAAAATCTTGGCAACTTTATCGAACGAAGTCCATCCCATCTCCCATTGTGAAAGCGTGTGCATATACTGTACCTTATCCCAACAAATTACACACCGGGTTGGCGGCAAGTCAAAGTAATTTCCGCCCCAAATGATTTGATTTTTTGAAACCCGGAACAATTCAATAAAGTACTTTTCATCAGGTACGGCGTTATCCCACTTGGCCGATTCCCTGTATAGCTTTGCAAATGGCGTGTTTTTAAATTTGCCGCCGCCATCTGAAAGCCGGTTGCCAAGTCCATACGGCGGATCAACCACCGCCAATTCAAAACACCCATCCGGCAGCCCCGCCATAAACTCCATGCAATCCCCGTGGAAAACTTCGCTTATTGGTTTCATATTATTCACCGTCTGTTGGAAAGTCCATTATCCGAATCATGCCCCCGGATTGCTCAAATTTATAGCGGGAAACACGGTA